CCATGATTTCCATGTGCTTTAATTCAGCGAACATGTTCTCTTCAATAAATTGTAATGAGATTTGAGTTTTAAATCCTGGATCGTCTGAAAATTCAGGATACTTAAGACACATTTGAATATAAAGTGGCTTAACCAATACCTCTTGGAAAACTGAGCGTAAACGGTTGATGAATTTAGAAAATTTAATTTCATCTCTAATCATACCATCGGCTGCAAGATTAAATTCGCCTCCACCATCTTCGTACATGAATCTATTGAATGGAATCTTAGATACCATTTTCAATTTATCAGAAAAATACTTAAGAGCTTCAGTATCATTTAATTCTGGACCTTCACCGCCTAAAGTTTCAATTTCTGGTTGTTCACCATCCTTAGAAGGTAACCAATACTCTTTATTAAATTGCAGCATTGGACGACCATTGGTTGTCATGCTTGCTGAATCCCAATCAAAGTCTACAACTTCTTTATAGTTACTCATTAATTGAGCAAGAGATTGTTTTGCTCTGGTCTTAGATTTACCACCAACTGGGATGATAAATTTCATTCTGTAAGAAGAGTTGGTAACCGCCCAGATAATTCTGGTGTGTTCCATAATTCTTAATAGGTTGAAAGCTCTTACAAGACGCTCTAGGTAACTTACCCTAGATGCTGTAGTAATAGATGAATAAGAAATATAAATGATCTGAGAGTCATATAATGTTCTCTCTTTAGTTGGATTATCCTTAAATTGTGTCCAAACTTTTTTCTTATCTGTTTTATTATATCCTGGAACAAGTGTAATTGGATCGATTTCCTTGAAACCAATAATCTCTGTTTGATCAGGACTATAAATAATTTCAAATGCTAAATAACCATCAATTAAGAATTTTCTAAAGTAATACCATGCAGATTGATCTTGTGTAAATCCAAAATACTGATAAATGTCTCTATAAGACTTATTTAAATATTTTTGAACTTCATCACTAACATCCATTCCGATAATTTCTGGATTTGCAAAAAAGTTTTTATTATCGTATACGATTGATTCGTCACAAAGAATATCTAAGATATCTTCGATTTCATCATATGTTGAAAATGCTCGAAGTTCATCTCTTTTAGCAGCATAATTCTGATCAAAGAATGGGATATTCTTTCGCATATTTGTATCTGACATCGATAGTGCAGCAAATGCACCATACATATCATCATTATCTAAACCAAGTGGGTTTATCTGACCATATCCAATCGCGTCTTCAATAGGACCAATCGCCTGTGATTGTCTTAAGACTAAATCGTCATAATACATACCAAACGAAGATAACTTTTTAAGCTGATCTCTCAGGGTAAAAGGTTTCTTATTGTAACTGAATGGTCCGTTTCTATCTACGAATCCTGCCATTATATTCTTATATTATATTTTAGTTATATATTCTTTTTTTATCGATTAGAAAACATTGCTCTAATTTGTTGCACTGTTGTTCCTTCTAAATCAATAAAGTCACATAGTGCGATATCTGGCCATCTATTATTTGTAATAACCGCTTGATTGTTTTTACGATTAGGAATATATTGTCTAATTGCAAAATCAAAACCAAATCTTTTTAAGTATGCTTTCATACCATCATATGTAATTCTTAAAGGCTTTTGACCTTCTGCATCTAATCCTCTTTTACCAGAACTAGCTCTATTAATCTGACGTTCTAATCTATTATACAAATCATCTAACAATTGTTCCTTAAATTCAACGGGTAGAAGATTTAAATTAATACCTAAATCATTTCCATCTACTTGTTCAATTGCAAGAACAACTGGATTTTTATCAAACCATGGTAAGTTTTCTGTAATTGGTGTGTACTCAAATACGTAAATTTTACCTGGTTCAAAACGTGCTCTAGTATATTCGGCCTCTGTTAATTTTCTACTTTTTACGCTATCTTCAAACCATTTCTCAGCCGTTTTCTTGGCAGCATTTATACTACCGGATTCTTTACTAAGTTCTTTGATTCTATTTTTAACGTAACCCATTTAACATCGTATCTTCGGTTAGTACTATAAAATTCCAACCCCTACCTTCGCAATAGCTTTTAGCTGCATTATATTTATCCATATTTTTAACATACTGTTCGGCTAGAAATTTATAGGATTCTAATGCTTTTCTTGAATTTTGCTTGGGTGGTTGTGGTTTTTGAATCTGTGCTTTGGGTTTGATTTCAACTAGATATTCTTTAACTGTGTCATCTTGCTGAATCTGTTTAAAATAAAAATCTGGATAGTATTTATGTGGTTTATTATCCTGTCTTGACCAATATTTAATTTCTACAGGTTCACTTGACCAATGCGTTACTTTATCATTAACATCGCACCATATCATAAACTTACGTTCCCATGAAGATCTATATATGATCGGAGTTGGTCCAACATATTTTTGTGGGAATTGTGGGGTAAAATATCCTTGATTAAACCCTGAGTTTTTAGTAGGTTTGACGTTTTTAATTGACATTTAGATAGTATAAATTCCAGTCTGTTCTCCACTATAATCATTAGAACCATCAATTGAAATAGTTCCTTTATATTTCTGTGGATGAATCTTATTCCAACCTTTAGCATATCCTCGTTTAGCAATTTCTGTAAAATATGCAAACGCGTTTGGATAATCTGGATTAAAGTTTCTCCAGTATTTAAGTAGATCTAAAATAGCGAATTGGAGGCAATCCATTCTATCGTCTTCGCTAACATATTTCATGCGATTGATAGTTCTTTCAGCAAGAAGAATAAGCATCTTCTCCGCATTAGGAGTTAGCTTATCTTGTTCTTTTGAAAGCTTCATTTCGTCATAAAGATCTCTATTATTTAAGTAATTCTTTTTTCTAGCCACTTGGTTAATTTTAATTTAATATAGATTATACTTAAAAAGTAAAAAAGGTTTAAAAACAAGAAATGAGGGAATTAACCCTCATCTCTTAGTTGAATTTGTGTGTAGTTTGGTGTTATGCTAAAATAGTAGCAATCTTTTGCTCCCAAACTTTGATCTCTTCACTGATTAACGTATCAGCTGCCTTGATCTCTTCAATTGATTTGTCAGCTTCGGCTAATAAACCTCTTTGGTCCTTTAAGAAAGCAATCATATCATTATAAGATGCGATAGTTGCTTCTTGCTCTGCTAATTGAGCTGCTTCACCATCAACTAAATCTCTTAAGAAAGTAACTGCACTTTCTCCAGTTTGTTCTGTTACAAATTCTGCTGCTGCATTTGCATTGCTTGCTTTAAAGAATTTAGAGATTCTATTCTGTGTGTTAAATCTTGCAACATATACTTCTTCGTTTAATTTGAAAACGTTAACAATGTTATTGTTTCCTTCAAAAGTAGCTGCAAAATCTAAAATGATAAAGTTCTCTAATAAAGTTGGTAGTGATTCAAATAATTCAGCTTTATGCTTATGCTCATATCTTACCATACCAGCTGAAAGAACGTGCTTTGAGAATGTATTTCCCTCGATTAATGAAGTATTAGACATAAATGTGCTTTCATTCATAACGTAAGAAAACTTGTATGGACCATGGAACCACTTAATGCTATCATTTGAAAAGTCAAAAGATTCAAAAGCTGCAATCGCAGACTTTAATGTTGAATCTATAGTTTCTGTTTCGTTAAGCTCATTATTTTTCATCTCAAAAACTCTACCATTAACGTAGAATTTTACAGAATCTTCAGTCTTAACGAAAGGTGCTAAAATATTAGTCTTCATAATGTTTAATTTTTTTCTTTTTGTATATATCTAAATAATTTAGTAAATTATATTAGTGTTGACTGAACCAATAGGATACCATAATCCATTAAAATATTTAATAGACATTGTACCGCCTGATAAAATAGTAATTGATGGAGATCCAGCGAAGTTTGTTGTATCTATTGTTACGTCTCCGTTTGTTGCAATGATAATTGCTTCTTGTCCAAGTGAACCTGCATTAATTACAGTTGGTTGAGAAACTATATTAGCATCTAAATCGATTACATTTCTAGTAATAGGTTGCTGTGACGGTAGTTGTATTGCACTTGCATTAAATGTAGAATCTGACACATAGTTTGTATTTACAAAACCTGCCGTAACTCCATCTCCTGTGATCATTTGAGTGTCCTGTGCTCTATTTAGATTTTGAGTAGGTTCGTTTAAATCAGCCTTTGTGACAGAAGTTGATCTGATCTCAAACATCCTATTTCCAACGTGTAATTCAGTATCCCATTCAAATGCTGGAATAAACGTATTAATTTCGATTGGAACTGAAATCTTATACTCTTCTTTCTTTTCAAAAGAAAAATCAATTGGTCTTTGAATTTCATAGTCATCAGGTACTGAATAGTATGAAGTTAAACGATATGTTCCTTCATTTAAATGACCTACTTCTACATTATAATAGTTTGACTTATATAATTTTTTAATAATCGCTTCAGTTAGTTTAAAGGCATCTAGTGTTGAACTAACAAGAATCTCGACATCAACCGATAAAGTAATTGGAACCATTTCAAATTCAGCAACGTAACCTTCCATTGCTCCTTCTTGATTCATCTTAGTATAAGAACCCATGTTTCTTTTATTAACTAATTTTCCTGAATCGATTGACATCCCAGTTAAATTAACGACTCCTCTTGGAATTTGATCGTAGTTGCCATCCGCGAATCCAGCATCTGGAAAACAATCAGGACCTGATGGAGTTGAAAATAAGAAATTATCTCTTAAAAACTGATCATCACCTGAAATTGCATAATAGAATGGTACATCAACCGTTACTCTTGTGTTATTATCTAACTGACGATAAAAGAAAATCTTGTTATTTAAATCAGCTAATAACCCAATAATTGCATGACGTATGATACTATCGTCTGAATTGTATTTTAAATTATAACTTGCCATATAGAGTATATATCATTATTAATCGATTGACTCGATCTCAAATTTAGAAAAGCCATTTTCTTTATAGATTTGAATCTTTTTATCAAATAATTCATGTGGAAGAACAGTATGGTTAATAACGAATGTATTAATCTTACTTTCTTTAATAACATTACTTAAAATTTTAAGAATGTTATGAACTCCATCAGCATCAACTGAACTTAACAATTCGTCTAGGAATAGTAGGTTTAATTGTGGAAATCTTAACTTAAGAATTTTAATAATTGCAATAATGATAATAAAATCTGCTTTTTTACGTTCACCTGTTGAAAGAGTTAATGGATTAATTTCTTCACCTAAGTGATTAATAATACAATTAAACTTATCATCAAAACGAATATGGAAAGAAAGGTGCATGGTTTGGGCCATGGCAGCGATGTTAGTATTTAAACCCGGTAGAATAGTTTTGATAGCCAAGTTTTTAACACCATCGTCACCTAAAATGTCTTCTAGCTTTTCTAAGAAATAATATTCTGAATTGGTAACTTCTTTTGAACTAACCTTATCGACTTCTTGCTCTTCAAATTCGCTAATAATCTGTTTAAGGTGTATAAAGCTTTTTTCATTACCTACAGAATCTTGAATTTTAAGTAATTCTCTTTTAAGATTATTAATATTAACAGAAATAGAACTCACTTTATCTCTAACTGCTCTATCTTTCTGTCTTAGTTCTGCTAACTTATCTTTAATACCATTTACTGATATCTCAGATTCTTCAATTTGAGTTGGCAAATTATCGTGCTTAGATTGAATTTCAACTTTACGATCTTGGTGAAAATCAGTCGTTAATGGACTTTCACAAGTTGGACATGCGTTGCTTTCATACAACTTTAATTTTCTTTTTAAAGATTGTAATTCAAACTCAAGTGAAGACTTTTCTGTTTGCTTTTCAGCTAATTCCTCGTTAACAGTTCCTAATGATTCTGTTATTTTAATTTGAGCTTCTTCAAGTTTTTTCTTGTTATCATTGTATTTAATCAATGAATCTTTAAGCTCTTGAATCTTTTGCTTGTCTTTTTCATTAGATTCAGCCATTAACTGATTTAACTTCATATTAACCGAAGTAATATTTTCGTTAATTTGCTTTAGTTCACGCTCATAACTATCAAGATCTGTCTTTAGATTTTTACGATCCTCTTTAATTGCACGCTGCATATCATTTAAGATAGAAAATCCAAACATTCTATCTATGATTTGTTTTTTATCATGATTTGTCATTGTTAAAAATGACTTAAAATCATTCACTGAAAGAATAATGATATTTTTAAATACATGGTATGGTATACCAAAGATTTCTTCCTCTAAATATTCTTGAACTGAGCGCTTACCTGCCTTATCAAATTCGATTCCATTTAAGCGTACTTCAAATATATTAGGAGAAAGACCTCGTTCGATTTCAACCTCTGTATTTTTACACTGAAGGTTAATCTTAACCCAAAGATCTTTATTAATTCTATTAGGTAAATCACTTAACTTAACACCTTCAACTTTACCGTATAACGCATAAACAATTGCGTTTGCAATGGTAGTTTTACCGTGACCATTTTTACCAAGTGTTAAAAACAATTCTGATTTATCGTCCTCAAACTCTAATCTTTGAATTGAATTTCCGTAACTTGCAAAGTTCTTAAATTCTATTGATTGAATTTTCATTGATCGCTATCGTAATTATAAGCACAGAGATCGTGCAGTTTCTTTATTTTATCTTTAATCTGTGCTTTTGTTTCATCATCATGACCTAGACCATCAATATACATATTACATAGATGAAGAATATTATAGTTCTTATATAAATCTTCAATTTCATCCATGTCATACATATCTTTGTCGATGAATGTATCTTGCTCATAGATATTTGGTTCGATTTTACGACCAATTTCTTGAATCTTATTAATTAATTTCGATAGCGCGTTAGAAGCTGCAATATTTGAAGGAACATATAGATCTACGAAGTTATTACGAATTTCTTCTTTGAATTCACCTAGAGGTACATTATAAAGACCCGTGAGATATGTCTTAATAAACTTTGGAGATATATTATTTTCAAAGAAAGTCTCTGACATGTCTTCTAAATTAACCAGATCAAACCCTTTAGCGTTGTTGGCATCTGATCTAGTCAATTGATATGGAGTACCAACCATTCTCAACTTTCCTTTCTTTTGTCTATAATGAATATGACCAGAATACACTGCATCATATCTGTCAAATGACTGGGAATCTGAGCCATGATCATTTGTTACTTTAGAGTTTAATTTGATACCTTTAACTTCAGAATGACAAAAGACAATATTGGCGGTTGGATATTCTGCAAGAGTTTCTGCTTCATGTGCAGCATCTCTTCTCCATGGCATTAATAAAACCTTTTTTCCACCCCAATTAAATAATTCAGGATCTTTATAGATTGCAACATTTGGAATCCACTTAAGAGAATCGATTGAGGTTACATCATTTGATTTTTTTGCCCAAATATCATGATTACCGCAAATGACATGGGTTGGTAGAATTTCACCTAATCTTTCAAAAAGATCAACTGCGTAATTAAGTACCTTTAGATTAATACTTTGGCGATTATCAAATGCATCACCTACTTGTACTAGAATATCACCTTCTCTTACATTTTTTTGAAGAGTTGGAATAAACAAGTTTTCATAGAAATCTTTTTGGATATCTAACCATTCCATGGAGTTTGAACGTACTCCAAGGTGCATATCTCCTAAGATCCAAATCCTTTTTACAGGTTTGTTTAAGATTGTACTATCAATCATAACTAATTAGAATAATCTGTTGATGTTCTTTCTTTTCAGTATGTTTGTTCTTTCGTCAAGTTCTTCGATTAATTCTTCTTTAAATTTATTTCCTAGTGATTGATAAAAGCGCGTAGGATTGATGTTAAAGTAATCGCTAAGTTCTGAGAACACATCAACTAGTGAATGCTTTGTTTTCATTTCATCAGAAACATATTCATATACCTCATTGATATCAAGTTTCTTTAGTTTAATAGTTTGTTGAAATTCATCGATTTCATTAAAAACTTTAAATCTCGATTTAATAATTAGTTCATGAATTTGATCTGCGATCAAGCCCGCTTCAATTTTATCTTCTTCACTTCGAGAATCTAAATAAGACGGTGCAACTTCAAATGTTAAAGATGGATCATATTCGAATTCTGTTTCTTCGAATGTATTATCGAAAATTTTATCTCTTTTAGTTCTCATTATAAACTGTGTATATTTGAGTTTGTCACTTCGTCTGTCTCAGTGAGTCTCATGTAATTATAGTTAATTTGTAGTTTGCACTTGGTGCCCTTTCCTTCTCCGTCACGAATCTTTAAGATCTTTAACCAATACTCATAGCTGGCACGCATTAAGTCATCTTGAATGATACCTAACATCATATCTGCAGTATGTGAAAGACCAGCAGATTCTGCAACATCACCCATACCAATATCGCTCGAGTTATAATTATTACGGTTAATCTGCGTTGCTGTAACAATTAGCCAACCATTACGTACTCCCATTGCTCTTAGATCTTCTGCAATTTGCTTGATCTTAAGATACATATTTTCAGAATTTGGATTACGATAGTTTGCTAGAATATTAATGTAGTCAATTACGATTGCACCAAGTTTAATTCGCTTCTCTTCTTCAATTTGTTTTAAGTGGGCTTCGATATCTGTCACAGTTGCCTGTGATGTTGGAAATTGCTTTACAAATAAAGATCCTGGTGGAGTAAAGCCATCTCCTACATTTTCTAGCTTACGCTTCATTAAATCTTTATTCTTAGCTTTTTC